TGTATTACAACATCCACCAGCTAATATAAATATATTAAGCGCTTCTAATTTTGGATATTTAGTTATATGTCTTGCCTACTTTGATCAAGTTGCATTTAATGCAGCACCTTTCGTATTTAAGATGCGAAAGAACTTGAAAGATTTTACAAAGCAAGATTATATATTGCTTACAGGAGATCCGGCGGTCATTGGTATCTCTTGTGCTATAGCAAGTGACATGACCAATGGCCAATTTAACCTCTTGAAATGGGATCGTAGAGAGTTTAAATACTACCCAATAGAATTCGATCTCTATCAGAAAGGATAACAATGAGTGATGATGTAAAGAGTATGATGCTAGAAGATTCAACAGATCTTTTAGATAATGTGGAAGTAACTACAATAGCAGCTGAATGTCAAAAACTAAAAAGTTTACAAGATGATATTGAGCGTGCTGAAGAACATGTAGATAATTTAAAAAAGATGGCTGACGATATTAGTTCTAGAGTGATACCTGAACTGCTTGCAGAACAAGGTTTAACTTCTTTGAAACTTGCTGATGGATCATCTGTAACTGTAAAAAGAGAATACAGATGTACTCTCCCTAAAGAGGATGAGAGAAGACAATCAGCGTATAACTGGCTTCGTGAAAACGGTCTAGGTGACATTATTAAAAATAATGTAATTGTGACTTTTGGTCGTGGCGAAGATGACAAGGCACAACGTTTGTTGGACCTTGCGGCGTCAAACGGTTTTGAACCAAATCAGAAATCTGATGTGGCTTGGAACACTTTGACAGCCCTATTTCAGGAGCGTGTCGAGTCCGGGCTCGACATGCCTTCTGATGTCTTTAGTACTTGGATTAAAGACACAACTAAAATAACCCGTAAATAATGGAGAATGAATGATGGCTAATGAAGCAATGGTAAAAAAACCAGTAACCAATGGTTCTGTCGCTTTGTTTGGAGATGATCTAGACAAAGGTTTTGAAAATATGACGCAACAAGATCTTGCGTTACCTTTCATAAGAATACTTGGTCAATTATCACCACAGGTAACTGAAGGTGATTCTAAATATGTTACAGGCGCTAAACCTGGAAACATATACAATACAGTTACGAATGAACTGTATGATGGTAAAAAAGGAATTAAAGTTATTCCTTGTTACTATAAGAAAGACTATCCAGAATGGTCTGATAGAGGAGAAGGATCTGCAGCTCCGGTTGCATTACATGCTCCCAACAGTCCAGTGATAGCTACAGGTAAGAGAGAAGGATCTAAAATTAGATTACCTAACGGTAACTATTTAGAAGAGACTGCATCTTACTATGTAATGGTAGAAACTAAAGCAGGTGGTTATACTCCAGCTTTAATTACCATGAAGTCAACTCAACTCAATGTGAGCAAGAAGTGGAACGCAATGATGAAAACTGTTCAGATCTCTGACGGTAAAGGCGGATTTGCAGTTCCTCCAATGCATGGTGTTGTATACAACTTATCATCTAACTTACAAAAAAATGATAAAGGTAGTTGGTATGGTTGGGTAGTAACACAAGACCGAATTCTAGAAACTAAAGATAAATCTTTGTACTTAAGTGCAAAGGGTTTCTCTAGTGATGTAAAAAGAGGATCGGTGCAAACAAGAGCTGATGTAGAAGAGAAGATAACAGAGAACGTACCGTTCTAGGTTAATTAAGAAACGGGGCTCGGTAATACGAGCCCCAACAAATATGGCAGTTTATGAAAGAAAAATTTAAGGAAATATTTGCTGGATTTCAAACAGCATATGGTCAATATCAAAAAGGTGAACGTGGAGAAAATGGAAAGCAAAAAGGAAAAGCATTCATTGTTAGAAAACAAGTCACGGATAATCTTTGGGAAGACCATCTTAATGGTATTGATCCTGCTTTAGGTATCATTCCCATTAATGAATCTAATAATTGCAAGTGGGGTTGTATTGATATTGATCAGTATAATCTTGAACACAAGAACTTAATACAAAAAATAAGAAGTTTAAAACTTCCACTTATAGTCTTCAGATCAAAATCTGGTGGAGCACATGTATTTTTATTTACAAAAGAATTTATATCTGCATCGTTGATGCAGTCTACGCTTAAAAAAATTTCAGATGCATTAGGATATTCAGGTGTTGAGATATTTCCTAAACAAACTGAAATACTTGTAGAACGTGGGGACACAGGTAATTTTTTAAATCTTCCCTACCATAACCAAACAAAAGGACTACGATATGCGTTCGACGATAATGGCGCCGCTGTGTCACTTGAGGAATTTTATAAGCTCTATGATATTTACGCGCAAAGCAAAGAAGAAGTTGAGAAAATTGAAATCAAAGAAGAGAAGATAGAAGAAGCATTTAAAGATGGGCCTCCATGTTTAAATAGATTAGCTCGCGATGGCTTTAGCGAAGGATCTAGGAATAATGCATTGTTTAATATCGCCATATATTTTAAACAATCAGATCCTGATACTTGGCAAGATAAAGTCGTCGAAGCTAATCTTAAATACATGACAAAGCCATTAAGCAATAATGAAGTACAACAGTTATTAAAATCTATTGGCAAAAAAGGTTATGACAAATACAGATGTAAACTTCCACCTATTGTAGATGTTTGTAATGCATCATTATGTAGAACTAAAAAATTTGGTGTTGGTTCTGAAGAAGATGCTATGCCTTTGTTAAATAATTTAATGAAGTATAATTCTAATCCACCACAGTATTTTTTAAATGTGGGTGAAGGAGAAGAAGAAAAAAGAATAGAATTAAAAACAGAACATTTAGCAAATCCAGTTATGTTCTCCATTGCTATACTTGAGAAAGCAGATCTTGTTATACCAAAACTAAAAGATAAAGATTGGAGAGAATATTATTTAAAACCATTAATAGATAAAATGGAAACCATTGAACCTTTAGAATCATTAGATCCATTAAATCAAATTATATCTTTACTACAAGATTGGACTACGAATAGACAGAACGCAAGAACTATGGATGATATACTTAATAAACTTCCATACACAGATGATAAAAGAGAATTTACATATTTTAGAATGGAAGACTTTTATAATTTTTGTAAAAAGAATCATTGGGAGATGGACAAAGCAAAGACTGGTAATTTAATTAAGCAATTAAAAAAACAAGGAATCTTTATAGAAGAAACTAGAAAAAATATAAAAGGTCAAGAACCTAGATTAGTTAAGATTAAAACAATGAAGAAGATAGATCCAACAATATCACAAGTTAAATATAATGAAGAACATTTTTAATGATAGGAATAAACTGGTTTTTAAAATACAGATTATTAAAACAAGAATTAAATAAAATAAAATTGCAAAAAGAAATATTAGAAAGGAGGTTAAAAAAATATGAAAACAATAATACTAGGACCACCAGGAACAGGAAAGACTACAACACTATTAAACTTGGTTGATGAGTTTATAAAGAATGGAACACGGCCACAAGAGATAGGTTATTTTTCTTTTACAAAGAAGGCAGCAAAGGAAGCAGCAACAAGAGCTTCTGAAAAATTTGGATTAAGTATAGAGCATGATTTAATATATTTTAAAACACTTCATTCTTTAGCTTTTAAAATGTTAAGTATGACTAAAGATAGAATGATGAGTCGTGAAGATTATCAAGAGTTTGGAGTTAAATGCAATATACCTATTAAGACTGCATCTTATTCTGATGAGAATGGTATATTTAATTCAGATAATGAATACTTAACTATTATAAGTACAGCTAGAATTAAGAAGATAGATCTAATGAAATGTTATGATTCAAGAAATAATTTATTAGATATAGAGAGAGATACTTTGTTTTTATTAGATCAAGAATTAAAAAGATATAAGAAAGAAAAAGGATTAAAAGATTACACTGATTTAATAGAGGAGTTTATTGAAAGAGATCTATCACCAAAATTTAAAGTATTATTTATAGATGAAGCACAAGATTTATCACATTTACAATGGGATATGGTTAGATCTATATGGAAAAAAGCAGAAAATACTTATATTGCAGGTGATGATGATCAAGCCATTTTTAAGTGGGCTGGAGCCGACGTAGATCACTTTATAGCGCTAAAGGATGAGGTGGATGAGATCAGGACGCTTAATCAATCTTATCGTATTCCTGGTGGTCCTATACATGAATTATCACAAAGAATTATATCAAGAGTTAAGAATAGATATGAAAAAGATTATAAACCAAGGCAAGAAACAGGTATTTTAAGGTATCATACTGATATTGCTCAATTAGATATGTCTAAAGGAGAATGGACAGTTCTTGCATCAGCTAATTACTTTTTAGATGGTGTAAAAGAATTATGTGAACTACAGGGTTGGTATTATCAATATAAAGGATTTAATTCCGTTAAACTAGAATTGTTAGTAGCGTTAAGCAATTGGGAAGATTTTAGAAATGGTATGGCTTTAAATTATTTACAAATTAAAAATATATATAAATATTTAGGAGCTTATGTAGCACAAAAATATAGAGATGCTAAAACATTAAAGGCAGAAGAAAAATACACAATTAATGATTGTAAACAAAATCATGGTTTACTTACGGATAAAGTATGGTATGAATCATTTGAAGGTGTTGATACAATTACAGAAAATTATATTCGTAATATGAGAGCAAATGGAGAGAAGATAAATAAGACCCCTAGAATTATTATGTCTACAATTCACTCATTCAAAGGTGGTGAAAGAGATAATATTTGTATCCTAACAGATTTAACAGCAGCAGCTATTAGACAAAGTGAATATGATCCAGATGAATTACATAGATTATATTATACTGCCTGCACAAGAGCTAAAAAAGAACTTCACATAATAGAACCAAGAGATTTTAACAAAGCATACATCATATGACAAACAAAGCATTCTTTAAACAAATAGGTGGCAAACATTATAAAGTAATGAAAATACAACCATCTGTATTTATTAACGAAAATGGTTTACCTTTTGCAGAAGGCAATGCAATTAAATATATCTGTAGACATAGATTAAAAGGTAAGAAGGAAGATATATTAAAAGCAATTCATTATTTAGAAATGATATTGGAAAGAGATTATAAATGAGAACGTTTCAACAAATATTATTTACACCACAAACAGAATGGGTGGTACCGGAAGAACTAAAAGATCTACGTGGTCATAAAGAAATAGCAGTGGATTTAGAGACATGTGATCCGGACTTAACGGAACTTGGATCGGGGAACGTGGTTGGTCGTGGTAAAATTGTAGGAGTTGCGGTAGCAGTAGAAGGTTGGTCAGCATATTATCCAATAGATCATCAAGGTGGTGGTAACATGGATAAAAAATTAGTTTTAAACTGGGTACAAGATTTATTTAAACAAGATGCTACATTTATATTTCATAACGCGATGTATGACGTATCTTGGTTAAGATCAACAGGACTTACCTTACCAAAAGATATTAGAGATACTATGATTGCAGCATCACTCGTTGATGAAAATAGATTAAGTTATCGTCTTGATACACTTGCAAAAGAATATGCAGGCATTGGTAAAGATGAAGCAGTATTACAAGCAGCAGCAAAAGAATACGGAATCGATCCTAAAAAAGATTTATGGAAACTTCCATCTATGTTTGTTGGCCAGTATGCAGAAAGAGATGCAGAGTCTACTTTAAAACTTTGGCATGAAATGAAAATAGAAATTAATAAACAAGATCTTGTAGATATATTTGATATGGAAACAAAATTATTTCCTTGTCTTGTAGATATGAGATTTAAAGGAGTAAGAGTTGATGTAGAAAAAGCAGAGAAAATTAAACAAAGATTGATAGAAGAAGAAAAGAAATTATTGTTTAAAATCAAAGAGTTAACCAAGATTGATGTAGAATTATGGGCGGCAGCGTCTATTGCAAAAGCATTTGATGCACTTAAACTTCCTTATGATAAAACAGAAAAAACAGGAGCTCCAAGTTTTACAAGAAATTTTTTAGCAAATCATCCACATGAACTTGCGCAATCAATTGCAAATGCAAGAGAGATAAATAAAGCACACACAACTTTTATAGATACAATCACAAAACATTCTTACAAAGGAAGAATACATGCAGATATAAATCAAATTAGATCTGATCAAGGTGGAACGGTGACTGGAAGATTCTCAATGTCTAATCCAAACTTACAACAGATTCCTGTAAGACACAAAGAGTTAGGTCCATTAATTAGATCTATATTTATTCCAGAAGAAAATTGTAAGTGGGGAGTATTTGACTACTCACAACAAGAACCAAGAATATTAGTTCACTATGCTAAACTACAAAATTTAGAAGGAATAGATGAAATTGCTAATGCTTACATTAGTGGTGAAGCAGACTTTCATGCAGCAGTTGCAAAGATGGCTGGTATATCTAGAAATCAAGCAAAGACAATTAATCTTGGATTAATGTACGGCATGGGTAAAAATAAATTAATGGCTGAATTAGGTTTAATGAAAGAATCTGCAGAAAAATTAATTGCGCAGTATCATTCTAAAGCACCTTTCATAAAACAATTAATGAAAAATACTACAAACAAAGCAGAACGATCTGGAATAATTAGAACTTTAAAAGGTAGAATTTGTCATTTTGATATGTGGGAACCTTTAACATTTAATACAGGCACACCTAAAAAATTAGAAGATGCACAGAAAGAATATACCTTTGGTATTAAAAGAGCTTTCACTTATAGAGCATTAAATAGATTAATACAGGGATCAGCAGCAGATATGACAAAAATGTCTTTAATACATTTACATGAAAATGGTATTGTACCTCACATACAAATACATGATGAAGTTGATATATCGGTTGAATCACCAGAACATGCAAGTAAGATAATAGAAATTATGGAATCAGCAGTTAAATTACAAATACCAAATAAAGTAGATTATGAATCAGGAAATAATTGGGGTGATATTAAATAATATACAATGTCTTATTTAAATGCTAATATACCACCCATATACTGTAAAATAAGGAGAGAATATTTATATGACTTACGAAAACATCAAGGAGAAACTGAAGACTGTGTGGTATTTGGTTTTGGGAGTATTAGCGGGCGTGCATTATTGTTTCACTGTTTACTTACGAACGGTGCAATCTATTGGAGACTTCCTATCTCTGCTTTTGTTCAAAGAGGAAGCGGCAATACTTTGTATAAAGGACAAATGGAATCTCAAGATCTCGAAGATCTTCAGTTATGGAATTCATTCAGTTATTATCCTGCTGTTACTACTTTTGATTTTTTAATCGGACAGCGCTGTAAATATTTAGGTAAAGACAAAAAATTTATTCATGGTCAATATTTATTTACAATTGATTGGGCACATCCAGAATCTAATATCTTGGATACTGAACATTCCGAAATACCTGATCAGCATAAGTGTGCTCACATTTTGGCTCTTGATAACGGTAATTATGCAGCTCAACCTAATAATCGTATTCTGTGGAGTATTCCTAGCTTTACAACTTCAACACATTGGCCGGACTATAATGTACAAACTACGGAATGGAATGTTGAAAATAAAGGTTGGCAGTTAGAAGATACCGATGATATGTTCTATCAAATAGATGCCAAAGAAAACAAAAAAATTTAGAAAACCATTACATTTAGGAGCCAGAATAGAACATGGCATATGTCCCTATTGCAATT